GTCTATCCAGTGGCAACAAGCTTGCCTAGTTACTAAGGATATGCGAAAATTAGAAACAGCAGAAATCAAAGAATTGGTTCAGTATGCACAGACACAAGGTAGCAGAAATGCAAAGAAGTATTATCTCGCTTTATCAAAACCTGCGAATAAGATGATAGGGTTATCTGGAGGACAGAGAGAACAGACAAATATCACACAACTAAATACACTAACATTAGTTGAGAACATCATTCATCATGTGATACAAGAGGGAATAGAGAAACAATTACCCTATAAGCAAATTTATCAGATTTGTAAAGCAAGACTGGAACAGTTCGAAAAAATTATATATTTCGAGGACGAATTTCAAAAAAGTGCTTGACAATTAGTGTACGGGCGTATATTATAATAAATGTACGGGCGATATTTAGGGGAGGTGGTTAAAATAAGTCCGGTAGGCAGACCAAAAATCAAAAATCCCAAAAATTTAAGATTGGAAATAAGACTTACAAAACAAGAAAACAAGCTTTTGGAAGAGTGTGCAACAAAAATGAAAACCACTAAAACAGAAGTAATAAATGAAGGGATTCGATTAGTAAAAGAAAAACTGGACAAAAAATAAGGCAATCATGCTCCGACCAAGAAACCGATTGCCCTATTGAGTGCCAATCCACAAGAGATTGATAAATACATCATATCATATCTCTTGTGGAAGATCAAATGTTTTTTCATGGGAGGTATTTTTATATGAATGATGTAAAAGACATCGCAAAGCAGCCTCTTGTTACGTGGAATGGACAGACTGTTATCACAACTGCTCAACTTGCAGAGGTATACGGTGCGACAACCAACAACATTAAGGACAACTTTTCGAGAAATAAAGACAGATTTACAGAAGGAAAACACTATATTGTCTTAACAGGGCAGACTCTTAAAGAGTTTAAGAACCAGGCGGCTGAAAGCGACCTGGTTGCAAAGAACACTTCACAGCTTTACCTTTGGACACGCCGGGGCGCAAGCCGCCACTGCAAAATTTTAGGAACAGACAAGGCATGGGAACAGTTCGACTATTTGGAAGAAAACTACTTCGACAAACAGGAACAGAAACAAGTGCATCCCCTCACCCTGCAACAGCAGATACAGACGATTGCCAAAGGCACAGATGAACTTTACCAGCGTGTAGGTACCTTAGAGGAAAGATTTATAAAGTTTGAAGATGAACTTCCGGTAACTGGTGCCGATATGGAAGATATTCAGTCTGCTGTGCGAAAGAAAGGTGTGGAGGTTCTTGGAGGAAAAGACAGCAACGCTTACCATGACAACAGTACCCGTACATATGTTTATGCTGACATTCAGTGTGAGTTGAGACGGCAGTTTGGAGTGAGGAAGTATAAGGAGATAAAACATAAGGAAACGCCGGATGCTTTGCGGATTATCAATGGATATAAGTTACCGATTGCACTTAAAACTCAGGTTGATATGATGAACGCCCAACAGTCTCTTAATTTGGAATGAGTAAATTAATAAACCTTTTAGAACAGATAGAAAAAATGGACAGGTACAAGATGGAGGATTGATACGAGATGGAGCAGTATGAGGCATTTGAAAAGATCAGAGAAGCTCAGGCAAAGAGTGACTTGATTGGTAGTATCCATAATTCGGCGATGTATGAGTTATTAGGATTTCACAAGGTTACAACCACAGGGGAAAAGGAATCATGGAAAGCCTTTACAGAAGCTTTAGTAAGTGTAGCAGGAAATATGCCTATCAATAAACGAAATGATGTAGAAGATTTGGTACAGAACTTTGGCAACGAGAGAGAAGAAATTGGTTTTCGAATCGGTTTCCATTTTGCTATGAGGCTGTGTATGGAAGGATTAAATGGGAATATCAAATGATAAGGGGCACTTTGATGGAAGGAGCTTGTATTTTTGAAGGCAAGGAGAAGGAGAGGAGGCCAGTACAGTATTACAAAAGAGGGTTATTAAAGACTATAAGGCAGCAGGCAGCAGACGTGTAGGAAGTTGAGGTGCAAACAATGGAGGAACATAAGGCATTTTATACAACAACAGATATAGCCTTTGATCTCTCTATCAGTGAGGAAGAAGCTATGGAATTAGTAAAGAAACTGCATAAGGAGTTGAAGGCATTTAGAAAGCTGGTGGTATCCGACAAGGTTCCTGCTGCATGGTATGAATTGCAAAAAGCAGAAGGATTTATGAGGATAGGACAGCAGATAGAACGTATACCACTGACAGAGAAGAGGCTTTTGAATATAAAAGAGTTTTGTTGCTATTCTGGATTAGGCAGGGATGCCGCTTATAAATTTGGGGAGAAGGAGAAGATAATAAAAAGAAATGGACGCAAGGTGTTGTTTGGCAGAGTATTGTTTGACGAATGGTGTAGCGAAAACAAATTAGCCGATTTATAGGGGCGTACTAAGGAAGGAGGTGCAGCAGCTTTTAGAGTAGAGTACTGAAAGGCAGGTCATTTAACAGCTAATAACAAGGATTTCCCTTCCTTTTGGAAGGGGAGGAATTGCCCAAAACAATTATAATGGCAGCAGAGGACGGAGCGAAAGTGGTATCCCCTGCTGCCATGAGGCAATCAAATAGATGGAAGGAGATGGAGATTATGGCAGCTGATAAGAAGCAGTTACCATCTGGAATTTCTCTGCGTAAAGATGGCAGGTACCAGGCAAGATATACATTTAATGGGAAACGTCACACAATTTATGGCAAGGATTTGAAAGAGGTACAAAGGAAACTTAGAGATGCCAAGTATGAAATGGATCATGGTATATATGCCAAACCAGATAGGATAACGGTAGATTCATGGTATAAAACATGGTTAAAGGAGTACAGGGATAATGTTGTCCGAGAGACAACGATAATTGGAAATGAGAAATGCTATAAGCATATTAAGCCGGAAATTGGACATATGAAGCTTCAGGCAGTCCGACCAGAACATATTCAGAAGGTTCTTAACAAAATGAAACGTGAGGGATATTCTGGTGGGTACATTGAGAACACAAGACAGACTATGAATATGATTTTTCATCAGGCACATATGAATGGGATTATCATTACGAATCCAGTTGAAAGATCAATCCTTCCTAAAGTGGAGTATAAGAGAGAAAATCCACATCGAAGGGCACTTACAGAGAGAGAGCAAAAAGTATTCCTAGAATGTGTTGCAAAGAGAAAGCCATTCTATGCAGATATTTTTTATGTGGGTTTTTCTACTGGAATGCGTGTAGGGGAAATCAATGGTCTTGAGTGGCAGGATATTGATTTTGACAAAATGGAGATTCATGTTAATGGAACCATGATAAAAGTAGCAGGAAAGGACTATTACAAAGGAGCAGTAAAGACAGGGGAAAGTAAAAGGGCCATTCCCATGATTCCAGAGATTGCCAAAAGATTGAGAAAGTATAAGGTTGAACAGGCAAAGCTTAGAATGATGTTAGGGAATAAATGGGAACCTGTTAAAGGATTAGAGAACCTGGTATTTACTACTATGTTTGGAAAGCCACTTACGGCTTTATCTGTTGGCAGATATATAAATTCTACTGTGAAGGCTGTCAATCAGGAAGAGGAAAAGAAAGCAGCAATAGAACATAGAAAACCAGAGCTGATGGAAACATTCTGCCCGCACTCCATGCGGCATACATTTGCCACTAGAGCATTAGAGAAGGGAATACCACCCAAAGTGGTCCAGAGCTATCTTGGCCATTCCACTATTGATGTGACAATGAATATTTACACACATGTAACGGCTGAATTGGAAAGAGAGGAAATTGAAAAGATTGCAAATCAGTTTTGATAGAGAAACATCAGAGGACTAACAGAAGGCAGCAGATAGAATAGAAGGTTTGCTGTCTAGTTTATAGAAATTGGTGTCAAGCGTGGTGTAAAAAGACAAAACTGGATAGTAAAAAGGCTTAAAAATATTGTAAATATTGATTTTTTAGAAAACAAGTATATTATTCCATGAGGATAATATGCTTTTTATTATTGATGAGGCTTCTGGTGTTGCCGATCCGATTATGGAAGCAATTTTGGGAACGTTATCAGGCGAAAATAATAAACTGCTGATGTGTGGGAATCCAACAAAAACCAGTGGCACTTTTTATGATGCTTTCTATTCTTCCCGTTGGATGTATCGGTGTCATACTGTTTCATCAGAGGAAAGCCAGAGGACAAATAAAGATAATATAAAATCTCTGATAGAACGATTTGGCTATGATAGTAATGTTGTCAGAGTGCGTGTGAGAGGGCTTTTTCCGAAACAGGAAGATGATATATTTATTGCTTTGCAGTTGCTTGAAAATGCTGTCAAACTAGAGGTTGAGCCAGAAGGGGACACAAAGGAAAAATATGTACCAGATCGGATAGATGTTGGTGTGGATGTTGCCCGGTTTGGGGATGATGATACAGTGATTGCTGTGAAGCTGGATAAGGTAATTCCAGAACTGCTGTCACGTCACGGACAGAATACGATGTGTACTGTGGGAGATATTGTCCACATTTATCATGATTTTATGGAGAAGTACCCTGAGTATAATGATTATGTTTATGTCAAAATAGATGATACTGGAGTTGGTGGCGGAGTAACAGACAGGCTTAATGAGCTGAAAGAAGATCCTGAGAATGGACTGGATAAGATGGTTGTTATCCCAGTGAATTTTGCGAGAAAGTCTCCAAAATCAAAATCTGCTAGATTTTATGATGATATTGTTACATGGATGTGGGGAAATGTTCGAGATATGATGAAAGAGAAAGAGGTTAAATTACCGGATGATTCCATATTGATAGGAGAATTTTCCACGAGAAAATATTATTTTCAATCTAATGGGAAAATGAAGCTAGAAAGTAAAGAAGAATTAAAAAAGAGGGGATTATCTTCTCCAGACAAAGCAGATGCTGTTGCGTTGGCATGTATGCCTGTCTATAAGAAAAAGATGCTATAAAAGGAGTGAGAGGAAATTGGATGAGAAAACAAAGAGAGCAATGGTTCATAATTCGGTTGTTATAAAAACCATAGCTGGAGAATCTGTTTCTATTATGGAAAGCATGGCAGTGGATGAAGATGAGTTTCATGGAATGTATGAAGATGGAGCAATTCTGGAGCCACTATATAATCCAGAAGCTCTTACTCGTCTATCAGAAAGTAGTGATATTCTGCAACAATGTATTGATGCCTATAAAACAAATATTGTTGGATTTGGTGTTGATTTTGAATATGATATTGATATTGATAAAGAAGATAAGGGAGTCAAGGCAATATTAGACAGGGAATGGAGTAGATATGAAAACTTTTTTAAATATTGTAATCTGGATGAAAGTTTCACATCAATTATGAAAAAGGTTATTGATGATAAGGAACGTATAGGATGGGGTGCCTTAGAAGTGATTGAGGATATGACAGGGAGGCCGGCTGGTTTAGAGCATATTCCTGCCCATAAAATTCGGCTTTGCAAACGAGAAAGAAAAGCTATTCCAGTTAAAACTATAATTCAGGATGAAAATGGGGAAGAAATAGAGATTTCCATTATGAAAAGATTTCGGAAATTTGTTCAGATTGTGGATAATCAAAAAGTGTTTTTTAAAGAGTTTGGAGATCCAAGAGTTTTAAATTGCCGAACTGGTATGTATGATGATGATACTCAGCCAGATAATAGAGCTTCTAGTATCATCTTTTTTAATGTCTATTGTCCATATACTCCCTATGGTTTGCCACGATATATCGGTCAGCTTCTTAATATACAGGGAAACCGTAAGGCAGAAGAATTAAATTATACCTATTTTATGGATGGGAGGCATATGCCAATGGCGATTATTGTGGAAAATGGAAAATTGACAGAATCTTCTATAAATACAATTTCTGAATCTAAAGGAGATAGAGCGAGGCACAAATATCTTATTCTGGAAGCAGAAGGATTAGAGAATGATGTTCAAATTGGTGATGATGAAGTAAAAAGCAAAGTGTCCATTCGTATTGAAAAGTTGGCGGAAATGTTGGAGAAAGACGGATTATTTCAGGAGTATTGTAAGAATAACAGAGATAAAATCCGGTCTGCTTTTCGGCTCCATCCCATTTATACTGGAGAATCACAGGACTATACTAGAGCTACAGCAGATACTGCTAGACAGGTAACAGAAGAAAAAGAGTTTCAACAAGAACGAGATGATATTGCTTTTAAATTTAACAATACACTGAAAAGAATTTTGTTGATAAAAAATGTTAGCATGAAACTTGTTGTTCCAACCATTTCAAATAAGGCAGAAATTGCTAAGGCAGTATCTCCATATGTTATGGCTGGAGCTGCTACGCCAAATATGTTAGTTGATGCACTGGGGGATCTCTTGGGAAAATCCTTTGAACCATTTGAGGGAGAATGGGCAGATAAGCCTATGCAGCTCCTTCTGAAAGAAATGGAAGTTCAAAATGGGAATGAAACAAAGGAAGAATCAAAAAAAGAAGAAGGTGAGAAAGATGTAAATACCCTTGAAAGCCCTGAGAATGGGCTGGAAAGCATTGAAAAGTCAGATAGTATAAATAGCATTGTCTGTATATTGAAAAGTCTCCAGAGCATGATTGAGGAGGTATTGGCGGATGCTGTCTGAAGAAAAAGTTTTAATTCTAAAGGGAATTGAAAAAACCATCAATGCAGTTCTGCAGAAAATTGATAAAGGGAATGAAGATTTTATCCTTTCCCTAGGATTAGATAAAAAGCAGAATGAAATTTTGCTAAAGGCATTGAATGATTTTGAAAAGAAAATTCAGATTCTTTTTATTAAGCAGAAAAAGGAATATTTGGCAGCTATTGCAAAATTTCCAGAATATATGAAAAAAAATCAAAAGAAAGCAAGGCGTGTCATCAAAAAGGAAACAGTTTCACAAATTTTGATAGATAACTTAGCTGAGATTATGGACGGTTTTATTTTTGCAAATGAAAAGGCGTACATTGATAAGTTGGCAGCACTTTATCAAGCATTTACCGATTCTTTTTTTGGGCAGATTGCAGAGATATGTGCCCGGTCAGTGGAAGGTTCTCGTCTTGGTTCTAATATGAGCCTTACAAAAAGAGCAACAGATTGGCTTGAACAACATAAAATAAAGTTTGCTCAGGAAGTGAACCAAGTGACACATAATGCCATTATTAAAAGTTTGAAAGAAAGCCTATCAGAAGGAAAAGGGGCTAATTCAGCTGGTAAGAAACTGATATTAGATGTTCCAAATTATTTTACCCAAGATAAGATAAAAGAGAAAGAAAAAAAGCTAGAAGTTTTAATGGATCCAGAAAAATATAATACTGTTTACCATGCTGTGGAACAACAACAATGTTTTGAGTTTTACCGAGCACGCCGTATTGCTAGAACAGAAATAATTAGTGCTATGAATGCTGCAAATTTGGAAGGGTGGCGGCAAAGTAAAGTGGTTGGTGGGAAAGAGTGGGTATGTGCTTGTGATAAGGTATCCAGAGAGTGGCATAAAAATGCAGATGGCCAGCAGGTTTCTCTTGAAGCC